CACTACAAATGTTGGACCAATTACTAATAATGGAACTGAAAATCTAGTGCAAGTTATTAGAGGATATGTTGGAACTTCTGCAAGTGCACATACTGATTCTACAATAGTAAGGGTATATAAAGGATCTTTCAATATTGTTGAAGGTGAAATATATTTTGCAGAAGCACCGAGAGGAAATCCTCAAATTGAAAAAAATGATAATAATATAGATTTTGATACTTCTAAGTTTAGTGGAAGAGTGTTTTTAAAATCCAATTATGATGGAAATAAAATTTATGATGATATTTCTGATGAATTTACTGGAATTGGAAGAACTTATACTTTGAAAGTTGGTGGAGCAAATACCACAGGAATAGGTACACTTGGATCTAGTGGATTAATCTTTATTAATAACATTTATCAGGCACCATCAACACCAAATAATAGTAATAACAACTTTGATATTTTAGAAAATACTTTTGCAGGCATTACCTCAGTTGTATTTACTGGTGTTAGAAATCCAGATACTTTAGATATTTTTTCAAGTGAGTCTGATATAAATGTCAATGAAGTTCCAAGAGGTGGAGTTATAGTTTCCCTTGGATCTACTACAGGATTGGGATTTGCTCCACTTGTAGGTGCTTCAGTGACTGCTGTTGTTGGTGCTGGAGGATCTATTGTATCTGTGGGTCTTGGTACTACAGATGTTCTTGGATCTGGATACAATGGATTAGTCTCAATTGGTATCAGTGTTTATGAAGATGGTCATGTTGGTGATGTTGCATCCATAACTGCAACTACTGGAATTGGTGGAACATTATCATTTAATGTTAATTCTGGTGGCAGTGGTTATATAAACCCACAAATATTTGTTTCGGATCCTTCATATGAGAATCTTACAGTTACGGGAGTTTCTAGACTGGGTGTTGGTGCGACAACAGATACTGGAATAGGTCTTTTAATTGATGTGAATGTTGGACCAACTAATACAACAGGAATAGGATCAACTTATTTTGAAGTTAAGGATTTTAGAATTGCAAGACAAGGGTATTCATTCCAAAGGGGTGATGTATTTAAACCTGTAGGACTGGTTACAGATTCTTCACTTTCATCACCATTAAGTGATTTTGAATTGACAGTTCTTGATGTATATTCTGATAATTTTTCTGCATGGCAGTTTGGTGATTTAGATTATATTGATAGTATTAGTGGATTGCAAAATGGATCGAGAAAAGTGTTCCCATTAAATTACAATGGGGAACTTCTCAGTTTTGAGTTTGACAATACTTCATCTCTCAACTTAAGTAATTTCTTAATCATTTTTATAAACGGAGTATTACAAGAACCAAATTTTGCATATACATTCGGGGGTGGAACATCATTTGCATTCACTACTGCACCACTACCAGAAGATGATGTAAAAATTTATTTTTATAGAGGTGTCTCATCCCTCGATACTGTACTTGTTACTGGAGTTAAAGCAACTCTAGAAGTTGGAGATGCTGTTCAAGTATTGAAAAATAATCAAATTGAAGGAACAGTAACTCAAGATCAGAGATTTATTTATGATCTTTCATTCTCAGACAAATTTGAAACTAATCTTTACACAGGTCAAGGTGTTGATGAAGAATATGGAAAACCGATGGTTTGGATAAAGAAAAAAGTTGAAAGAAAAATTAACGGGGAATTTTTCTCCAAAACTAGAGACTCTATCGAATCACTAGTTTTTCCTGTTGCTAACATAATAAAAGATTTTTCAACAACTGATAATGAAATTTTTGTAGATAATTCAGAGTTATTTGATTATGACTTGGATTTACCTGCTACAGGAGGATTTGATAAATTTGATGGTCTTGTGATAAATGGAATTTCTACAGACGTTTCTGGATCTTTGGAATTAATTTCCAATTTCAATAAAGTTGATGGATTTACTGGTGTTGTGACTGGAATTTCAACATCATCCGGAAATGGATCTAATCCTTTAGCAATAAAGTTTGATATCTATGATGATGGTGGTTTTGTTGGTTTACAAACTGGATATCCAATCTATATTTACAATACTAGAATTGGTAATGGTGTGACTTCTATTGATGATTCTGATTCTGCAGTTGTTGGTATTGGAACAACATTCTTAGATAATATTTACTATATTGGAAGTTTATCTATTTCTGGAAATGTTGGAATTATTACATGTAATGTAAAATCTGATTCTAGCATAGTTGGATTAGAAACCACCGGATCATTTACAAATCCCGTTGGTAGATATTCTTGGGGAAAATTATCAAATCCAATTGATGGACTTTCCAGATCTTCAAATCCAATATCAATAGGTGTCACTGGAAATATTGTCTCTGGATTGTCAACTTATCCATCTATACAAAGAAGAGCAGTTGGTATTAGAACAACGGGTGCATTGCCTAAAATTATCATTCCTTCATAAAAACATCATATAAATATTTAAAAAAAATCAATAATATGGCTGCTGTCGTAACAGATCAATTTAGAATATTAAATGCGGGGAATTTTGTAGACTCTATTTCTAACGATTCATATTATGTTTTTTTGGGATTACCAAATCCCACAGAAAGTGGATTTGGTAGACAAAATCCTTGGAACACCAATGTTCCAAATCCAGTAGATAATCAACAATATATTTCTCACTATAGTTCTACTTCACTTTTTGGAAAAAAAGTGACTTCTTCAAATGTAAGAAGAGTGGTAAGAAGGATTAATTGGGCATCCAATACGTCTTTTGACATGTATAGGCATGATTATAGTTCCAATAATCCATCACCAATAGCAAGAGCTACTAGACTTTATGATGCAAAATATTATGTAATTAATAGTGATTTTAGAGTTTACATTTGTATTGATAATGGATCTTCTGGAACTAACGTTTCTGGAAATAGATCTTTATATGAACCAACTTCGACTGGTACAGCACCATTTCAAGCTGGACCTGTAGATGATGGATATCGATGGAAGTATCTTTTTACCGTTTCCCCATCAGACATTATAAAATTTGATTCTACAGAATATATTGCAGTTCCAAATGATTGGGCAACAACTACAAACAGTGATATTCAAGTCATCAGAGATGGTGGAAATTCTACAGTAAGTAATCCAAATCAAATAAGAAAAGTTTATATTGAAGATGGTGGTTCGGGATATACCTCAGGAACTTATGATATTTTAGGTGACGGAGATGGTGCCAAAGTTTCTATTACTGCTACGAATGGTATTATAACATCCGCAATCGTTACTGATGGTGGTTACGGATATACTTATGGGTTTGTAAATCTTGGGGGATCATCAGACCCTGCCAAACTTATACCAATTATTCCACCATCAAAAGGTCATGGATATGACATTTATAAAGAACTAGGGGCAGATAAAGTATTAATATATGCAAGATTTGACGATTCGACTAAAGAATTTCCAACTGATACAAGTTTTGCTCAAGTTGGAATTGTAAAAAATCCAGAACAATTCTCTGGTGTTGGAATAACCTTTACTGAAAATAGTTTTTCTTCATTATATGCAGCAAGATTGACAACATCACCAACAATAACAATTGGTGATGAAATGACACAAGATCAAGGTAGTGGAGTAATTGCAAAGGGTTATGTTGCTTCCTTTGATACGGAAACGCAGGTTTTAAAATATTTCCAAGATAGATCTCTTTCTTTTGGTAATGATGAAGATCAAACAGATAGTAATCTTTCATCAAAAATAAATGCATTTGTGTCTGGATCTCAAATAACAATTGGCATTGGAGGTGGTGCTGTTGGAGTAACAGTGGATACTACTCTTAATGAAAATTATATAATTATTGATAATAAAAAAATTGATTTGGGAGTAACTTTTTCAAGTGGACTTGCAAATCCCGAAATAAATAAAAAGACGGGAGATATAATCTATATTGATAACAGACCAATAGTTACCCGTAGCGAAAGGCAAAAAGAAGACATCAAAATCATCCTGGAATTTTAAAAAAGATGGCACAAAAAACAAACTTAAATATCGGTCCATATTATGACGATTTTGATAAAGATAAAGATTTTTATAAAGTATTATTTAAACCAGGATATCCGATTCAAGCTAGAGAATTAACAACTCTCCAGTCTATTTTACAAAACCAAGTCGAATCCTTCGGTAAGAATATTATTAAAGAAGGATCCATGGTTCTTCCTGGATCGGTTACTTTTGATAATCAATTCTCTGCCGTCAAGTTGAATGCATCTAATCTTGGTGTAGATGTTTCCGTTTATATTAATAATTTTATTGGAAAGAAAATTACTGGTCAACTTTCTGGTGTTACCGCAACTATTCAATATGTCGCATTTACATCCGAAAGTAATGATGTAGATAATCTGACAATCTATGTAAATTACTTAGAGTCTGGTGACGATTCAGAAACTGATGTATTTCAAGATGGAGAATCTCTTTTTGCCTCTGAAAATGTTGTATATGGAAATACGGTAATTAATGCAGGAACTCCTTTTGCATCATTAGTATCTCAAGATGCAACGTCTATAGGATCTGCAGCTTCTGTTGATAGTGGAGTTTATTTTATTAGAGGAACATTTGTAAATGTCACCAAGCAAACAATCATATTAGATTATTATACAAATACTCCATCTTATAGAGTAGGATTTAAAGTATCCGAAACATTTGTGAGTGCAAAAGATGATTCATCTTTATACGACAATGCAAAGGGATTTACAAATTTTGCAGCACCTGGAGCAGATAGATTAAAAATATCACTAACTCTCACAAAAAAAGTATTATCAGACACCACTGATACTGACTTTGTAGAAATATTGAGAGTAGATGATGGAAAAATTAAAAAAATTGAGAACAAACCCACTTACAATTTAATTAGAGATTATATTGCAGAAAGAACATTTGATGAATCTGGTCACTATGCTCTAGACGAATTTCAAATTAAGGCGTTGAATTCTTTAAATGATGAAATCGATAATGATGGATTATATTTGGAGGGAGAAACGACAGAGCAAGGAAATATTCCTTCCGATGATTTAATGTGTCTTCAAGTAAGTCCTGGAAAGGCATATGTTGATGGATATGATGTTACTATTGATGGTGAAACTGCAATAGATGTAGAAAAACCAAGAGATACTGAAAAAGTAGAAAATGCAAACATTCCATTCGAAATGGGAAGTTTACTGAGAGTAAATAATGTTTCTGGTGTTCCAAGAGAAAATGGAACTGTTGAACTTCATAGTCGGTTAGGATCATCTCCAGCATCAAATGTAATTGGTGTTGCTAGAGTATATACATTTAATTTAACAGATTCTGCATATTCTAATGCATCATCTCAATGGGATTTATACCTTTATGACGTTCAGACATATACGAACGTAGTATTCAATAGAAACGTAACGACAATAGAAATTCCATCAACATCTTTTATAAAAGGAAAGAGTAGTGGTGCAACTGGATTTGTAGTCGCTGGTGCTAGTGCAAACAATTTAAATCTTAGACAAACATCGGGAACTTTTGTATCTGGAGAAAAACTAATTGTTAATGGAAATGAAATATCATTAACAGTTAAAAGTTTTACTGCAAATAAAATCGATCAGATAAAATCTGTTTCTATGTCTGATGCTCAAGCAGGATTTGCATCTAATGACAATTTCACTGCTGATGCAGTTTTATACTCTAAAAAGTTTTCTAATGGAATTAATGAAGTTGTGATTTCTGATTTTGGCACTACTGTCAAGAGTCCTGGAAAATTATTTTCCGGTGTAAAAATAAATGATATACTTAGTGTTACCGAAGGTGGAGATGATCCAAAATATGCTCGTGTAACTGCAGTTTCTTCTGATTTATCAACATTAACCATTACCACCATCATTTCGGTCAGTGGTGTATTTGATGGTACTGCTATAACTGATGGAAACTATAGTGCAAATTTACGAATAGGAAAATTAAGAAATACGGAACGTTCTTATCTTTATGCAGAACTACCAGAATCTAATATATCTTCCATTAATCTTTCTGGATCTAATTTATTAATCACACAACAAATTTCTCCAGAATCTACGGATGTAAATGGAGATATGACATTTAGTGTTCCAAGTGGTATTGCAAGTTCATTCTATGAAACTTTTGATCAAGAAAGATATTCAGTACATTATGATGGTGGTGGAGTTGGAACTGTAACCTCAGATGCATTTACTCTTATTGGGGAAGGAACTGGTGTAGAAATTAAAGGATTGAATGCTAATCAAAGTAATATAGTTGTAAATACAACTCTCAAAAAAGTTGGTATTCAAAGTAAAGTTAAAAATTTTACAAGAAGTGCATTAAAAGTTATCAATCTTTCTAAATTGGTGGAATCTGGTCCTGTTGGATCAGGAACTAGTAATTCAATTAATGATGGATTAGTATATAACAAATACTATGGTCTTAGAGTTCAAGATGACAACATTTCGTTAGATGTTCCTGATGTTTCTAAAGTTCTTGTAGTATATGAATCTACAAATACATTAGATCCTACATTAGATTCAATTGAATTTTCATCAACATCTAATGTCTTAAATAATGCTATTATTGGTGAAAATATTGTTGGATCTGATAGTGGTGCTGTAGCTAGAGTTGTAACCAATAATAATTCTTCTCCATCTTCTGGAGGTGCAAATAAACTAGGAATTGTATATTTGAACGAAAATACTTTCCAAATAGGAGAAACTGTAAGATTTAAAGAATCAAACGTCGTATCCACAGTACAATCAATTACTTTAGGGAAATATAATAATTTAACCAACAATTTTGTTCTTGATGGTGGGCAAAAAGATGAATATTATGATTACTCTAGATTGATTAGAACGACAGATTTGGAACCATCTAGAAGATTGTTGGTAGTATATGACCATTATGTTGTTCCAGCAACAGATTCTGGAGATGTATTTACTATTTTAAGTTATGATTCTGATAGATTTTTGAGTGATATTCCTTCTATCGGAAAAAGAGGTGTTAGAGCATCAGATACTTTAGATTTTAGACCAAGAGTTGCTAATAATTCTTCTACGACTCGATCCCCATTTGATTTTGATTCAAGATTATTCACAACAAATTATAATTTAAAACCAGGAGAAAGTTCTTTAGTTGGATTTGACTTCTATTTACCAAGAATTGATAAATTATATCTAGATAAATTTGAGAATCTTATTGTTAGTAAAGGTGTTTCTGCAAAAGATCCAAAAGCATCTCCAAGTAATGATCAAAGTTTAATGGAATTAGCAACCATTATTCTTCCGCCATATCTTTACAATCCAGATAATGTTGGAATTGAGTTGGTTGATAATAGAAGATACACGATGAGAGATATTGGTAAACTTGAAGATAGAATAGAAAATTTAGAAAGAACTACCTCTTTAAGTTTGCTTGAAGTTAGTACCGAGTCTCTGCGTGTAGAAGATGCAGAAGGTAATAATAGATTTAAGTCTGGATTCTTTGTGGATGATTTTAGAGATTTTTCTGCGTGTGATAGAGATTTAACTTTTGGAGACATTAGTGAAGGAACATTGAGACCTAGAACTTTTGTAAATACACTTCAACAAAGATTAATACCATCATCAGAAATTCCCAGTGATGAATTAGATTTAACCTCCAATTTCCAATTATTAGATCCCAATGTTCAAAAAACAGGTAATGTTGTAACATTAAAATATAATTCTATTGATTGGTTGGAACAACCACTTGCCACTCAGGTAGAGAACGTTAATCCATTCCATGTCGTAGAATATGTTGGAAATGTAAAACTTTCTCCTGAGAGTGATTTTTGGATTAGAACGATCTATATTCCACCATCTGTTACTAATATATCAAGAAGTTTTACTAATGTTATTAATAATACTATTAATAATACAGTAACTATTCCTCTCCAACAAAATGTACCATTTGCAAGAGGGGGAAGAGCAGGAGGAAGGGCAGTAGGAATAGGAATAGAGTTTAATACTAGTGTTAGTTCTTCAGTATCAACATCAACAAGTTCTAGAACCAGAGTTGATGTAAGATCTAGGGATGTTCTTATTTCTAGTGGAGATGAGCAATACATTAGATCCAGAAATGTTTCTTTCTTTGCTAGAACTCTTAAACCTTTAACAAAACACTATCAATTCTTAGATAATCACAGTAATGTTGATGTTATACCCAAACTTTTAGAGATAGCAAATAGTAGTACTTTAGAAAATTATGGATCTACAAATGGAACATTCCAGAAAGGTGAAACAATAAAAGTTTATAAAAATGGATCTATTATTGGAACATTTAGATTAGCATCTTCAAATCACAAGGAAGGTAAATTTAATTCACCATCAAGGACATATAATATAAATCCTTATGTAAGATCGGAAAATATTTCTTCTGGATATAGCCAATCTTCTAAAGTTTTGAATATTGATTTAAATTCTCTTTCTGCAGAAGCACAAGGAAACTTTTTT